GGTGTCACCGACTTCCGCGTGAAGTGTGACGCCACGAACAACACCCCAGAGGTCATTGACTCTAACGGGTTTGTTGCGGATATCTACGTGAAACCCGCTCATAGCATCAACTACGTAACGCTAAACTTCATTTCAACGCCCACTGGTGTTAGCTTTGAAGAGACGGTCTAAACCGTAGTAGCATAATAAGAAAGCCCCGTTCCTTCAATGGTTCGGGGCTTTTTCGTTTAAATACTGAAGTGTACATTTCTCTTTTCAAAGAGGTTATAACCTATGTCTCTAATGGAATTTAAATCGGTATTCCAAGGCGGTGCGCGGCCGTCTCTATACCGTGTTTCACTAAGCTTCCCTGCTGGCGTACAGGGAGCCAATCCACGTAAGGCCGAGCTGCTTTGCAAGGGTGCTCAACTGCCTGCTAGTAACATTCCTGCCGTGCCTGTCATGTATATGGGGAGACAGACGTTTGTGGCGGGCGATCGAACCAGTGAAGAGGTGTCACTGACCTTTATTGTTGACACCGACTTCGAGCCGCGCACTAGCTTCGAGAAGTGGATGAACCTGATTAACGGTACTCGCTCCAACCTAGGTGTGGTGAACCCGAACCAATACAAGACGGATATCATCGTTACCGCGCTTGGCCGTGACGGTAAAGTCCTGAAGACCTATAAGCTCGAGGGTTGCTTCCCGACTAACGTTAGCGCCGCCGACCTGTCCTATGATTCAACCGATACGGTAATGGAGCTGACTGTGTCCCTAAGCGTAGACTTCTGGACCAACGAAAGCGTACAGTAAGCAACATCAAGGCTGCCCAAAAAGCAGCCTTTTCTTTTGCCCATTAAATAACCATTAACATCACTAACTAAATGTGACCCCGATTATGGCAATGTTCGATTTTTTTAGCCAGTTTGGCAAGAAGCAGGAAAAGGCACTAGAGGAACCCGAGATCAAGGATACCTCATTCGTGCCGCCTACCGTAGACGATGCGGTCATCATCCAAACGGGCGGCGTGGTTGCCCACGGCATCGACTTTGGCGCGACGTCAAATGAGACGAACGAGGTAGAGCTGATCAATGCTTGGCGCGAACTAGCATCCCGCCCCGAGATCGACTACGCCATCCAAGAGATCGTTAATGAGGCGATTGAAACGGACTATGCCAGCTATCCTGTGGACATCGAGGTTCCAGAAGAGCTGAAGATTCCAAAGAAGGTAGTGGACAAGATTCAGGAGGAGTTCCTAGAATGCCTGAAGCTACTGGAATTCAATCGGACGGCCACGGACAAATTCCGCCAATGGTACGTAGACGGACGTATGCTGATCCATCTAGTCCTAGACCCCGACGATAACTCCAAAGGGATTACGTCCATCCGTATCATTGACCCGCGTACTATCCGTAAGGTGGTAGAGACGGAGAAGGTCAAACTAAAGAACGGTGTCGAAGCCGAGAAGGTTAAGGATACGTACTTTGTGTACACGTCTTCTACTAATGGTAAGCAGGCTAATCTTCTAGGGAAGCAGGCACAATCAATCAAGGTTCACCCCGATGCAATTGCATATGCCAATAGCGGTGTGTTCCGTGACAAGGGTGATGGTTCAACGATTGCAATCAGCCACCTTGATAAGTCCCTGAAGGTTGCAAACCAAATGAAGCAGCTAGAGGATAGTCTGGTAATCTATCGTCTGGCCCGTGCCCCCGAGCGTCGAATCTTCTATGTCGACGTCGGCAACCTTCCCCGCACCAAAGCCGAGCAGTATCTGAATAGCGTCAAAAACAATTTTAAAAACAAGATGACCTATGATACCGTGACGGGCGAGGTGAAGGATAGCCGCCAAACCATGTCCATGTTGGAGGACTACTGGCTTCCGCGCCGTGATGGTGGGCGAGGCACAGAGGTAACGACGTTGCCTGGTGGTCAGAATCTCGGGGAAATGGACGATGTGGACTATTTCCACAAGAAGATGTATCAGGCATTGAATATCCCGCGTACTCGCCTAAATGCCGAGGGTACGTTCTCCATGGGGAGGTCTGGTGAGATTACCCGCGAGGAAATCAAGTTCACCAAATTTGTGAACTACCTTCGCAACAAGTTCTCCATGATCTTTGTTCAGATGCTGAAGACGCAGTGCGTGGCAAAGAACATCATCACTGCGGAAGACTTTGAAGCCATGGCACCTAGCCTAACCTTCAAATGGCATTCTTCGGCCTACTGGGATGAGCTTATGTTTAATGAGATGTGGCAACAGCGGGCCGCACTTCTACAGCAGCTAGAGCAGTATAAAGGACAATACTTCAGCAAGGATTGGCTGATGCGCAATGTCTTGAATCTATCTCAAGATGAGGTAGACGACATGCAGAAGCAGATGGACAAGGAGAACAAGGAAGACCCGCCAGAAGAAGATGGTGAAGACGATGACGGACCCGACTTCATTGACCGCAATAATGACGGGATTCCTGATCGCCAGCGCATCAAAACGGCAAAGGCCGCATTAGATGGCGTTAACTTCTGATATGCGCTAATTCCCGACAGTAACCGCTTACAACCGTCTAAATATTCGTAGACGGTTGTTTTACTTCTCAATAACTACGGAATACCATGATGTTTGATAAAGACGAAGTTCTGGACGCACTAGCGGTCAAGGCAAATGAAAAGCTAGAAGAGATGCGCCATGAGATCGCCCAGCGGATGTTTGACTCCCTATCCGAAGAGGCCTTCTACGTATACAGCAAGAAAGGTGATGAAGTGGTAGCGGGTCCGTTCGATTCAAAACAACGTGCAGAACGAGAGCGCGCTTCAGGTGATAAGCATGACCTGATCGTCATGACCGAGCGCGATATTCAGAACAAGCTGGGTCTATAATCAGAAGAGGTAGCGATGTTCAGTAGAGAGGAAATTCTAGAAAGAATGGATGCTCTTCTAGAAGACTGGAAAGCCGCCCATACGCTAGAATTCCTAGATGAGGTAGCGATGAAACGGGTTGTGCGTAATGGCAAGATCGTTCGTAAGGTCAAGGTCAAGCGCAAGGGCTTTAAAGTCGTTCGGAAGGGTAATAGCGTCAAATTTGTGCGCATGACTCAGAAGGAGAAGCGCGCACGACGCAAAGCAGCACGGAAAGCGTGGCGTGTCGGGAAGGCGGCACGCAAACAGAAAGCCAAACGGTCTATGATCCGTTCTAAAGTCCGAATGAAAACCCTATACGGAAAATAATCATGCTACTGATTGAAAATGAACTAATCGCCGAATCTACCAAAGAAGGTAAGGACTGGTATATTGAAGGGGTATTCGCCCAAGCCGAAACCGTCAATAAAAACCGTCGCATTTATAAAGAGGCTACCCTAGATCGGGAGGTGAAACGCTTCTCCGAGGAGTATGTTGCCACGCGGCGTGCTGTGGGTGAGCTATCCCATCCCAATGATAGCCAAATCAACCCAGACCGCGCTGCTATTCTGATTACGGAAATTGCCAAGGAAGGCACCGATTATCTCGGTAAGGCCAAAGTCCTCGACACCCCGTGTGGGAAGATTATCCAAGCGATGCTAGAAGGGGGTGTAGTCCTAGGGGTATCAACTCGTGGTAGCGGTTCGGTTAAGGCCCTGAAGGAAGGCATTTCAGAAGTCCAAGACGACTTCCGCCTGTTTACCGTAGATGCCGTCATGAACCCGTCGGCCCCGAAAGCACTGGTGAATGCCGTCTATGAAAATGAGCTTGCTATCGAAAATGCACTAGGCGCTAATCATGCTCTATTTGAGGAGTTCATGCAATTCCTAGAGCAGAAGAAAGCTGCAAAGAATATCCCAAGCAAGGCCGAACGTGAACGGGCCATGTTTGAATCCGCCAAGGCTGCGCTGGCCAAGATTATTGGCGGTTAAATAGGTTTATCAATGAATCATTTTGGAGGCATTATGCCAAAGATCAACAAGGAAGCCGCACTGAAAGCTATCATCAAAGAGCACGGTCTTGATAAGCTTCGGGAAGGCGAAGAGCTATCGGAAGCCGCCGCTAAGGCGCTTCTTCAGCACGTCACGGATGCTGCATACGCGGCTCTATCTGAAGGCGAAGACGAAAAGGACGACGCTGAAGATAAAGTCATGGATAACGACAAAGACGCAGACGAAAAGGATGACGAAGACGACGTCGAGGAATCCAAGAAAGGTGGTAAGAAGCCTGTCAAAGAATCCAAGAAGAAAGTCAAGGAAGACGACGAAGACGACTCGGATGATGAAGACGATGACGCTGAAGATGATGAGAAGGACGATCTAAAAGAATCCTTCGGTACGCACTTCAAGGCGATCTTCGAAGGCACAGAACTATCAGAAGAGTCCATCGGCAATCTTTCAATCCTCTTTGAAAGCGCCATCGGTGCTGAGGTGAACAAGCGTGTTCGCGCTACCACCAAGCGTCTACAGGAAGAGAAAGAGCTAGAAGTCGCCGCTGCTAAGGCCGAGCTGGAAGAGCAAGCCGATCAATATCTGACGTATGC